GGAAAAGAAATTATTGGCAAATTTTTGCTTGGTCAAGCACCAGAATTTGCTACCCACATTGCTGCGGGATGTGGATCACAACCACTTTTTCCAGGACAAACTCTAAGTTCTGATGACATTAACGAGCTAAAACAAAAAGATGCTCTAGATTTTGAAGCTTTGCGAGTTCCTATTACAGCAAAAGGTTTTGTGAAAGAAGACGGTGTAGAAAAAATTGTATTTAAAGCAGAAATGCCAACAGAACAAAGATATCAAATATCAGAGGTTGGATTTTATCCGTCAGATTCTAACGCTGTAGCAGGGGCATTCGACAGTAAGGCATTGTCTGTATTTACCCCAACTGAGACATGGGTTGTTTATTCTCAAGATTCTTCATCAAGCGTTCTTTCAATTACAGATGATTCAGTTTTAGCAGATGCTAGTGCTAATTTTATTGTTGATGATATTGCATTTTATTTATCATCAGACTCAACAGTTTTTGATAATGAAAATAGAAAGTTGCGTCAAGAGCCAACAAGATTTTACACGAATGCCTTGGCAGTTTCTGGATCATCTTCATTTATAGATATCAATGTTGATGGATCTTATTCCGTTGCGTCTGGAGGGTACAGAGTAGAAAACTCTACGGTAGCCTTTAATTTAAGCCAAAATCTTCCAACAGATCAAATCAAAATGGTATTTTCTGTAATAAGCAAGATTGCAAATAATGATACTGCACCAGATAAAGTTAGGGTCGTACTTGATTTTGTTAATGATTTGCCTGGACTTGATCTAGAATCACCAAAGGCGAGGCTTGGAATAGAATTAGAACAATCAGACTTTACAGTATTAAATACGGGACAGTCCCCAGATCCACAAAGCAGGTATCGCTCAATTACAAGAACAATATCTCAGTTTAATGTTGACGATACATTTTCGTGGGCAAACATAAACCTAGTAAGACTTTATGCCTGTGCTCTAGACTCTGGAGATAATCCATTAGACACATACTACATAGCTTTTGATGGCCTTAGATTAGAAAATATTTCTTTGGACAACCCCCTTTACGGACTTGTTGGGTACAACATTATTCGTAGTGATTTCGCATATCCAGTTCTAAAGGCGCAAAATACAAATAACTTCGTAGAGTATAGGTTTGGTATTGGCGTTGATACATAATGGCAAAGTTCATAATACCAGTTGAGGATCTTCCGCCACCAGATATTAATGGAAACCATGTTTTTAGATTTAGAATATTATCAGAAGATAGAAACAGGCAATCTCAGTATTCCACTCTTTATACAATAGAAAGCACAGGACAAATTTTCCCATTAGAAAGCCCATATGAAATTACTTCATCAGGCAGCGTTGTCGGGGTTTACTGGGAAACTCCATCTTACTTTAATGTAGGTGCATCTGCAGTAGGAGCGTCTGTTCTTCATAATCATGAAAGCGAGTGGAAAACTCACCCAATGGATGTTTTTGTATCCTGGGACTCTGGAGACTATGAATATTATGGAAGAACGATTGATAGCGATATCAACATTCTAAAAAGATCTGGAGCATCTACTCTCAAAGTAATGGTCCAAATGGCTAATCATCCACCAACATTTTCATATAAATTTAAAATATTTGAAACTGAAAATGTAGCCCTCTGATATAATTACATTAGGAGAATTTATGAAGATACCATTACCTGAACGTGGACAGCCAATTGACTTGGCATATTTATATCAGATTGCTAATGCAATTAATGATTTAAACAATCAGATAACAACATCAAATACGACTTCTGTAATCAACAACGGCATTAATCTTAGAGAAGATGTTTCTACAAATAATTTAAGATTTTTTGCAACAACAAAAAATATCCAGGTAGGAAACGTATCTGCTGGCAGCTCCGAATCATGGTCAGCAGATTTTTCACCAGATTTTTTGTATGTTCCAGTTGTTACAGCAACAGTTCAAAATAATACATCTTCAACAGCAGGAGATAACATCACCCTAGTTTTAAAAAATATAACAACTAGTAGGGTTGATGGAAACGTAAGATATAACGCTGGTGGCAGTATTGACATTAACATAAATGTTATTGCAATAGGTGTCTCTAGGTGATATAATAATTCACTAAAGAAATAACGATAATGTTAAAATGTAGAAAATGTAAAGGAAGAATTTTTGTTGATCGGGTACACACATCAGCCGATCATTTAGAAACCTTTTGCATAATTTGTGGAGGTAGAAATATTTATCACCCACCAAGTAGATTTGGAAGGAATATACAATGGCTTCATCGGAACGAGATGAGAATGGTGACAGCCTGGAACGGCAAGTAAAACCTAGTAAAACAATATTTTTTGTTGATGAAAATCTAGTAAGATTTATTAATAGTAATCGTGGCGCAAATATAGTATATCTTTATGACATTGTAAATGAAAAAGAAATTACAATGTTGCTTTCAGACTTTAAAAAGCATAGAAAGAGAGCTTATCTAGTTTCTCATACTGCCAAACTTTTAGGCAGAACACATATGCAACTAAATAAATATGTTAGGCAAGGACTTATAAATCCTCCAGTAGGGGCTGTTGCTGGAGGCAAAAATGTATTTAGGAAAAAAGCTTACTATTCTGAAGATTACATCTTTACAATCAGAGAAAGAATGTCTACAATTCATAGGGGCCGTCCAAGAAAAGATGGAAGAATTTCTAATAGCGTATTGACTGAGCAAGAATTGCGTGCTAAGATGGGTGATGCCTTGATGCTTTACACGAGGACGAAGGATGGGGAATACATTCCTGTCTGGTCGGAACAAACATATTAGGAGAATAATGTCAGAAAAAACAGAGGTTACTGTAAACCTTGGATATACCCTCAACCTTGGTAACTTTCAGAGCCTACGGGTGGACCTTGGTTGCACAGATTATGTTCGTGCAGATGAGAATGTAGATACCGCAATGAATCGCGTTTATGACTTTGTAGAAGGCAAGGTTATGAACAAGATTGAAGAAGCCAAGCGGGAAATGGATTAATGGCTGATAAGAAGCAAAGGTATTCTCTAATAAGCTACTTTAAAAAGGTAGCTAAGGAAAACAATGCTCCTTTACAGCCAATCAATATTCACTCTCAGCAATGGGCTGCAGAAGCACTTATAGAGTCATATGGCTATGAAGAGTGCAAGGATTTAGTAGATTATTATTTTGTTGTGTCAGCATCCCCAGATTGGACATGGTTTGCATACAACTCTGATAAGCTGCTACAATCTAAGACGTTAGAAGAAGATGATCGCAGGCTACGAGCACGGCTACGCAAGGGTGCTAAGGAATGGTTGGAGAGTTAATGGACGATCTAGAAGCAAAGGTACTATCTGCAGTCCTTGAAGACAAGCAGATTCACGTTCTTTTGCAGGCAAATCCAGATTCATTATTTAGAACACATGGGGATGTTTGGCAATTTATTAAGACATACTATGAAAAGAATATGTCTATTCCTCCAGCATCTATTGTTGTAGAAAAGTTCAGAGATTTTGAGCCTATAAAAGATGTAGGTGCTACTAAGCATCATGTAGATGAACTAAGAACAAACTTCCTTGACGGAAAGATTAGAGAACTTTTAAAGACTAGCGCATCACAACTTCAAGAGAACAAGGTTCAAGATGCCCTTAATACCCTCATTTCTCAGAGTGCTGATCTTAAGCGAGGCTCTGCAGAGGTGCGAGATATTGACGTTGTAGATGTAGAAGATGCTGTTGCACATTTTAAGCATATTGAAGAATTAAATAGGCTTGGTGCTCATGGCATTAAGACAGGTCTAGCAGGATTTGATAACTACCTACCTTCTGGAATTATGCCAGGGCAGTTTGGTATCCTTCTTGCTTATCCTGCTATTGGTAAGTCGTGGCTTGCATTGTATCTTGCTGTGCAGGCATGGAAGAATGGAAAGAAGCCACTCTTTGTATCTCTAGAGATGACTGAAAGCGAGGTTCGTAATCGTGCCTACACAATTATGGCAGGTGGACAATTTTCACATCGTAAGATTAGTGCAGGAGAAATTGACATTGAAGAGTTTGAGCGTTGGGGTAACAAGTATCTAAACAATATGCCTTCATTTCAGATTGTTTCTAATGATGGACTAGGAGAGGTTACGCCAGCAGTTTTGCGGGGAAAGATAGATCAATATTCTCCAGACATTGTATTTGTTGATTACATTCAGCTTATGCAATCTAACACTCTGACAGATAACGAGGTAGTAAAGATTAAGAACATCAGTCGTGAGTTAAAGATTCTTGCTATCTCAGAAGAAACCCCTGTCATTGCTATTGCTTCTGCTACACCTGATGATGCAACAAATATGAATACCGTTCCAACATTAGGTCAGGTAGCATGGTCAAAGCAACTAGCCTATGATGCAGATTGGGTCTTAGCCCTTGGTCGTGAACCGTCCTCTGATATTCTTGAGGCTTGCTTTAGAAAGAATAGGCATGGATACCTTGGAGAGTTTTTAGTGCAGGTAGACTTTGACAAGGGTAGATTTTTATACAAAGACTTTGAGGATCAATAAAGTCTAGTATAATTATTTTATGACAATTGTACACAAAGGGATTAAAAGGTTCGAACTAGAAGGTCAAATATATGACGAATCTTCTATTCCCCGAATAAAAAATGAACATATATTCATGCTAACAATGATGATGAAAACGAAAGGGTATTTGGTTAGATATGATATTGACCCTGACTTTACCATCCTGTACAATGGGAAATCATTCGACTTTAAGTTATCAGTATACGGCGTATTTGTAGGGAAGAAGAGGGCACAATGGTTCGATGGGGTGGACAAAAACAAGTTAATATCGAACTCTACTCAGAAGAGCAAGTCAGAAGAACACTCCTGGCCTGCGGGATAGATATTGTCCAAGAGATAGAATCAGACTTTATAATATACTGCCCCTATCATAATAATCATAGAACACCAGCAGCAGAGGTATCTAAAACATCGGGAGATTTCTACTGTTTTGGATGCCATGAGTCACGCGATTTAGTTCAGTTCGTAATGTTCTGCTCAAAGAGAAACTACTTTGAGGCAATGCGTCTTATTCATTCTAAGAAGGCAGAAGATAACATAGAAGCTGACTTACTTAAGATATTAGATAAGAAGCCAGAATATCCAGAGTTTGATACAGAAACTGTGTCAAGACTGAATGATACTGCACTTGTATCTCACAGAGCAGCAGGGTATCTAAAGGGAAGGGGTATTACCAAGGACAGCGTAGAAAAATATAAGATAGGCTATTCAGAAAAGCAAGATATGATTACCATTCCTATCTATTCCCCCGATGGTATTTGTGTTGGCATGGTAGGTAGGTCTGTGGAAGGAAAGGAATTTAAAAACACCCCTGGACTTCCACGATCTAAGACCATGTTCAATATCCAAAGAAACAAGACTGCCAATAAGATATTTCTGGTAGAATCGTCCTTTGATGCTATCCGTATCGAACAAGTTGGCGGTAAAGCATTGGCGACACTAGGATCAAATATTTCTAATAAGCAGAAAGACTTGCTAAAAAAGTATTTTACTAGTATAATCGTAGTGTCAGATAATGACGAAGCAGGAAGGGATATGAAAGAAAAGCTATCAATGTCTCTTGGCAGTATAGTAATACAGGGTGATCTACCTGATACTGTTAAAGATGTTTCCGACTTGGATGACGAACAACTAAAAACATTTATAAATACATTTGATAACGAAATACATTACATATTACAATAGGAGAGATATATGTCTATTATTAAAGGGCTAAAGAACATCGAAGCAGTTCTAGATAGGCCCAAGGCAACGGGAGCAGGAAGTAAGGTACGCTGGCTAAAGATGGATGATGGTCAGAGTATCAAGGTTCGTTTTGTAAACGAAATTGACGAGGATTCTAAGTTCTATGATGAGGATCGCGGTCTTGCAATCGTCGTAA